TTCAAATGCTGTAAAGAAAATCTCATTTGGGTCTAATATTGCCATTTTATTTTATATTTTTGTTTATTATAAATATATAGTTTCTAAAAAATCTTCCCCTCTTTTGGAGGGGAAGAAATTATTTCTTTATCCTGGGAAACTTGCACCAGTTGGTGTTACGTTGAAGTCTAAGTAAATGAATTCAGCTGTTTTAGTTGGTTGTAAATAAATTTGACCTACTAATTCATTTCTATCAATTACATCAGGTGTATTATTAGAATCATCCATAATCACTTTAAATGCATATAAACCTTGTCTTTGTTGAACACTAGTTAAATATGGGTTTACTTGTGATAAGAAGTTATTTCTTGTTGCAATTGTATTTTGTTCAAATACTAAGTTATTTGCTACTTGAGAAATATATGATTTTAATGATATTAACAAACGTCTAACATTTACACGATCAAGAGCTGAAGCTGCTGTTTGTAATGTTTTTTGTCCGTATACTACAACACCTTGACCTGGGAATGTAGCGATTGGATTTACTTTTCCAGTATACAATGTATCTCTGTTTGTTTGAGATAATTTAATTTCTGCTCTAACTACTTGAGATAAACCACCACGATTAATACCTGCTGGTGCGAACCAAGGCTCAGCTACTGAGTCATTATAAGCATAAACACCTGCAATTACTGTTGAAGCTGGGCACCAAACGATGTTTCCTGTGCTTGGATCAACAACTTGACACCATGGCCAGTATTCAGCTGCATATGAAGTATTTCTAGTTGCCGCTTGAGCTGTTACTGTAGATACTGTTTTGTTATAAGCTACTGGGTCTAATACAAAAATATTATCTCCTCTGTTTTGAGTGTTTGTAATAATAGTACTGATTTGACTTGCATAATCTGCATCATATAAACCCGGTGTAAATAATACATTGAATTTATAATCATCAGTGTTAGCTAATAAGTTAATCATGTTATCATAACAACCACCTGTTAATCCTTGAGTATCAGTTGAACTAATAGCTTCATAGAATTTAGCACCAGCTTTAATAGTACCTATAGCACCACCAAATGCACCACTTGCATTTACTGGGATTGAAGCTGTGTATTGAGCTTTAGCAACACCATTATTATCATAATAGTTTGGAGTTGTATAATTTACTGATTTTACAGTTATGTAATTTGATCTATTACCATAAGAACCAGAATATTCAATTTGATTTCTTGTTGAATTATAGTTTTCAATTGAATCACCTATTACACGTGAAATATAATTTGGAGAATTTGGATCTAAATTTAATCCTGTCCAAGTTTCTAAAACAACTGGTTGTAATGTATTATCATTTCCTCTTCTAATTAATAAATCAAATGTTCCTGATCCTGTATTAGAGTTAGTGATTTGCCATCTAACATTTTCAGCTGAACCACTTGCTAATGCACCACTAGTTTCAGTACTTGTACTATTCATTATAATACCTTGAGATAAAGTTTGCAAAGTAAATGAAGATGAAGTAAATGCATTTGCTGCTGTTGAACTTGTAGCTGGGGTATAAGATCCAGTTACTACTCTTGCTACTAATAATGATTGACCACCATTAAGGAAGTAATTATAAGCTGCAATTGAAGTGAAATAAGTGTAAGTTTTACTATCACTAGTACTTCCACTTATAAAAGTTGTACCAAATTTGTTAACAAATTCGTTGTACGTAGTTACGATTGTTGGAACTTCAACGGGACCTTTAACGGTTGGTCCGATGATTGCTGCTCCTACTGTAACCGGTCTTTTAGATACAAAAGATGAATCATTCTCTCTTGCTAAAACGCCAGGGGATATTAAAGTTTCTGCCATTGTTGTTTATGTTTTATTTTATTATAAATATGGCAGAAACTGTTAAAAACCTAGTTGCTTATGAATTCTCCTTTTTCAAGATTGATAGTACCATCACCATATGTCTTTTGTAACGATTCGCCTATTGCTATTTCTTCTTGTTGTAGTTTTTTTAATTCTTCTTTAAGAAATTCTTTTTGTAATCCAATTTCTTGAATTCTCATTTCAATTATACCAAATTGTTCAGTTAATTGAATTCGTTTTTCTTGAATTGCTTTTAATGATTGTAACTCTTCTTGTGTTAAAACTTTTGTTTCCATTTTTTTTTGTTTTATTTATTTATTATTTATTTTTTTATATTATGGGTTAAGACGTGTACTTAACCATTGAGATCCATCA